TGTGTTTCTCCTTCCCAAAAATATCTATCCTTGAGTGTATCTAAACTAAATTTGTCAAATGTTTTTTCTTTGTCGTAATCTATTTCAATTCCTAAGTAAGGCTTAGTTCCTGTTTTATCTTCAATCATCTTCGTTGTCCTGTAAATGTATGGCTATTATAGCATAGTGTACTATTTTTAGCAAGTCCATCTTGTTCTTACCACCCTTCTGTCCGTATCGCATAGCATACTTCATGATGTTTCCCATGGCAAAACCCTCTCCATGTCCTGCATCTATTATCATATCGGTTGCCTGATACTTTCCATTAGAATAATGTAAGCCATACGTAGCATCTACATACCGTTGTAAGTCTTTTATTATTTCATCTTCATTAAATTTATAGTTCATCTTTTCTCCAGTTGTCAGGTAAAGTGTTCTCACTATACCATATAAAATTATTCTTTTCAGCCCATTCAGCGTGGGTTCTTTTCGTTCCGTCTTTTCTTTTTTTAGCCTGTGGCATAGGTGCATAAGGACTCAAAAACAAAAACACTAATTCTTGATTTGGCTTCAGAGCTTTACGTACCCACACATACTTATTGTATTCTTGATAGTCCCAAAATCTACCCTTTGCTTCTAAAAGATATTCTTTGTTTCCTATCTTCTTTACAAAGTCAGGCTCGTAATTATGCTCAACTATGTAAGGAACTTTATTAGTGTGGTGTTCCCATTCTTGTAAGATAGTACTGTGTAAGGTATGTTCCCATTTAGAATCATAACCTTTTGGTATATCTTTTTCTTTAGGTCTAACCTTTCTAGGCTTTCTAAAACCAACCACTAGATAACATCCGAATAAGTAATGTCATCTATGTGTTTAGTTCTTAAAACTTTTTTGATTCTTTGGGCAAACCACCTAGGTGTGTATGCAGAAACCATAAGTTTATTGTTAGCGTAGAAGTGTCTCTCTTCAGGCAAATACTTTTCATAGTTATCTACACTTACTTTCTTTTGTTCTTCGGAAGTTAGCATACTTTTAAGCCACTCAACCACAAACTGTTTTGAAAGTTTTCGTACCTGCTTAGTTTTTAATTGTCTCATATTATTATTTCCTCAACCTTTGGTTCTTTAACAATCTTTGTAAAATATACAGGCCCTTTAGCATACTTAAATGCTCTCAAACCTTTGCCTTCATTAGCATCTTTATGACACTCTATTTTATGAGGACACCACCCACAGTTCTTAGCTAACTTCATGTTACCGGAAACACCTTCGGCTACATCTTCATAACAAAACTCAGGCGGTGTGTCTTTAACTATAAGACCTTTGATGTTATCTATTTTAGAAACTATATTAGGCTTCTCCATATCATCAGGTATGTAAGTACAAAGCTCTCCTGTTTCTTTATTCATAACTAAGAAGCCACCTTTGCTTGTACCTTCTGCTTCTTCGTACCCTGCAAGTTGTGATAGGTATCCGAATGCATCGTCTTCACTTAGTGTGCCTTCTTTAAATTTCTTAAAGGCATATCCCGATGCAGTCTTTACATCTACAACTTCTCCATCTATCTTACAGTCCATGTGTCCTTTGATTCCGTTCACAGTAATTTCTTTCTGCATATCTGTTAGCTTATGTCCTGAAAGTTTAACAAAGAACAAAAGTAAAACCTCAAGTAAATGTCCGTAAAGAAATTTAATCTGTACGTTAGGCTGTAACTTTTCTGTTGTATCTGATTGAGTATGAGCATCATACCACAAACGTCTTTCAGGTTTACCTATGTTAGACATCCTAAGCGTTTCTTTATTTGTTCTATCTTGAGGGGTAGCCCAATGTTTAAGAGCATCTGCCATTTCTTTCCCAAACTCTTCGTAGGTTTCTTCTGAAATGTTTAGCTCATTACCTTCTGTCAGAGAATCTAACAGGGCATAAATATCAGGTACTAAACTACTTAGTTTTTTTGCTTTCATTTTCTGCTTCCTTGAATGCTTTAATTACATCCGATGAGAATAGTTTTTGTAAATTAACCAAGAACATTCTACTTGCTTTATGGTCTCCACCACTCACAGTTTTAAACGTATCCAGTTTATCTACTATTGTTTTAAGTACATCTGTTTTAAATACCAATGTGCAGAACTCGTTGTCACCTACACATAAATTATGAAACCAATAATCAGATTCAGTAGCTCTTATTCCTGAAGGCTTACCCCATGATTCATATTCTATACAAATGTTTCCAGACTTTTGCCATAAATCTTTTTCAGATTTAACTTCTATTTTTTTATTGGTCATCATGTCTGCTATTTTTTCTTCTCTTATTGTACCATAAGCTAAGTCAATGTCAAATTTCTTTCTGTTTTCTTTAGTGGGTTTCATACCAGCTGTCTCCTATTTTATATTCGCCTGTTAAAGGACAACGCATATTGTAATGTTGTCCCGCTTTTTCTATTGCTTCTACACCTAACCTACCTACAAAGTCTGCTTGTTTTTCAAGCACTTGTATCTGCCACTCATCATGAATGTTAGCTACAAACTTTGCATCTAAGCCGTTAAGTCTTATATTATCTTCAAGTATAATCAATGCTTTCTTCATGGCTATTGCACCACCACCTTGTAATAAAGTGTTTAATGCTGCATGTTTATGTCTTAAAAGAATCTTACGACCATCTAATCCTTTAAGATAACCTTTCTCTGCTGCTCGGTCAACTCGTTCTTTAAGAGTTCTAAGTGTTGGAAGACCACTAAGAAAGCGTTCTCGCAACCTCTTACCATCTGCTCTGTTTCCTTTAATGATGCTTCCAATTTTTTCATCTCCTGCTCCGTATATGAGGGCATAGATGAAAGTCTTCGCCTCATCTCTTGATTTAAGTCCAGCAAATTGTTGGTTAGCTGTGTGAATATCTCCGTTGATAATTTCATTTACATACTCCTCGTCAGCCATATAGTGTGCCAACAATCTAAGTTCTAATCCACTTGCATCTATACCTACAAGTTTGTACCCTTTAGGAACAATCCAACATGACCTACACTCTTTACCATAAGGACTGTAAACAGCAGGTACTTGAGCCATGTTGGGACTCCTGTGTGCCATACGACCAGTGATAGCACCAGTGCAAATGACTGAACCATGTACTCTACCATCGTCCTCATATACTGCATCAATCCACGAATGAACCTGAGCTAAACGCTTTTGATACAGCAAGAAGTCTGCTATAAGTTGTGCTTCTTTTATGTGAGTAATCTTTTTGAGAGTAGTCTCATCGACTATGGCTTGACCTGTCGGTGTAAATTTCTGAGGTTTCCATCCGAGTTCCTGTAGTCTTTGTCCTATTTGTTTTCTAGAACCAAGGTTAAACTCTTGAAGAGTCTTCCTCATGAAGGGTTTTCTTTCAAGCGTACCCTCTATTATATCGGAGTACTCCTGTTCTGTCAAGCCCTGTTTGGAAAGTTTACCATCTTTTTTTAGTTTAGGTTTAACCATCTTATCATCAACCCATATAGGCTTGAATGTTTCATGTACTTTATCTTCTGTTTCTTTAAGTTTACAACTTAACTCTGAAGCTAAGAACATTGCTTGTTCATCATTGAAAAGAAAACCATTTTGTTTTTGCTGTTCAAGTATATGTGTAACTTTGTGTTCAAGTTTAATACACTCCTTTGAAAACCCTAACGATTCTTTTCGTAGATGTCTGAGTAATTTTGTATTGATTGCAACGTCTCTCTCGCAATAAGAAAGCATTTCTTTTGTAAAGCTAGACCACTCAGGAGAATCTTTCTTAGGCACTCCTAGTTTGTAACCCCACTTAGCTATGCTGTGTCCTCCTTCTCTTGTAGGATTCAACAGCCTAGATAAAACAAGTGTGTCTATAATTTTATCTGAGTTGTATAAGTCTACACCAGTAAGTTTTTTAATTACTGGTATGTCATAACCAAGTATGTTGTGACCTATAAGTGTGTCTGCTTGTTGTAAAAATTTAATGCCTTCGTTAAGGGTGTCTTCGTAGAAGTGATAAAACTTTTCGCTTATCACGTCTTGTGCTACTAGACACCATATAACCGAAGGATTTAACCCGTCTGTTTCTATGTCAAATACTAACTGCATATATATCTCCTATTAAAATGGTATGATTTCTTCGTCTTTAGAATTAAGCATTTCTGAATCTTCGTACTCAGCTAACCTACCTGTTTCTTTATCGTACACTAGGGAACAAGCCATGCCTACGTCTCCTGTATATCTTGATTTAAGTATACGAAGTTTAGTTGTTCTTGATTCTAAATCATCGTCTGACTGTTGGTTTCTTTCAAGTGCTATCACACAATCAGATAGCTGTGCAATACTATTTGAACCACGAAGATGAGATAAGCTTACACTAATACCATTCTCATGACCCTTGTTGCCCTCGATTCTTCGTAAGTGAGAGACAAGAATAATACCTGCACCTGTTTCTTCAACCATGCTACGAAGTCTGTGCATGATACTATCGATAGCCTTACGTTCGTCTCCATCCAACATAGAACTTACTAGCATATGTAAGTGGTCTACTACAACCCATTTACAATCACAGCCTACGATAAGGTATCTAAGCTTTGCAAAGATAGCATCAATATCGTTAGCACCAAAGTGAGCATGGATAAACACTCTGTCATTACTGAATACTTTATCGAACATACTAGTAAGTTTAGCTTCTCCGTAATCATCACGAACACTATCAATAAATAGTTTGTCACTAGCTTCGATAGAAAGTATACCATCTACTGTACGCTTCCAATCTTCTTCAAGTGCAATGATGCCCACGTTGTCATTCGTTTGATTGATAAGCCAATGCTCAATC